CTCTTTTCCCCAAAGAGAGCCAAGAGAAGGCACTTGACCAAGGTTGGGTCTGGAGTGAGAGCAGCGTGATGACACAGTGCCCATAGTGTTGACCCTACCATGCACCTTGCCACCACGCACAACTTTGAGCCATGCCTCTTTACCGTCACTGAGTTGACCCAGACGCTTGATGATGGTCAGGTATCTGGTCAAGATCTTAGCCTCTGGATAGTCAAGGGAAGAAAGTACAGCCTCGTCAACACGCGGGCGACCATCACCAGTAAGTTCAACAGGTTGCCATCCGTACATGGACTTCAATGCGTTGGCTATCTGCAAGCGACTGCCGGGATTGAATGGGATCTTGCGAACCTTCAAAGGTCCAGCAATCAGGTTAAAGGTGTCTTTCTTGGTGTAGTCCTTCTTGCGTTTGTACTGCTCCTTGGTCACCTTGTGGTAGTAATACTGAGGAGTCTTCATCGGCTCCTCCTGCGGCGGGAATACTTCTTGGAGCGTTGCTTCCATCTCCGCCTTCTCTCCAATAAGTTCTGCGTGTAATCTTTTGGCGGCATCTTCGTCAAACGTCACGCCCTCCTTCTCTTGCCGCCGGATGATGTTGTCGAACCGATCCTCAAGTTCATGAGCATCATCGTTGAATGTCTCGGATATTGCTGACCACAACTTCATGTTGACCAGAACATCCTGCTTGCAGTATTCACCCATCTCCTCGGTGTACTCAGACCAATCAGTAGTCTCGCTATAGTCACCTTTGTGCAGACCAAGACGGTAGCCCCAAGCCTTCAGGGAGTATCGGCCTCGTAGTTCTGGTGGCATGTCTCGTTTAGTGAAATCACCACGGGCAACATCAGGGTTGAAGATCCGACCAGCAATCATGGTGTCGATGACATGGCAATCACCCAAGGTGTACGCAGGGTACAACTTCTTAATCGCTGGGATATCAAAGCGTTTGATGTTGTGACCAATCAGGCGATCAGCCAGCCGCATCTTCTGCAACCCTTTGATGATGTCATCGCCGTGATACAGATCTACTTCACCAGTAGACATATCGCCAACAGCAATGCAGTGAATAACCTTGAGGTCAGACAGGTTGTCCCAGTCCTCAATGGCGTTTGTTTCGATATCAAATACTAATTCATACATTGTTACTCATATCCTCCTCGTCTGGTATTTCTCCGAAGCAGCCGCAGCCACCCCAGTCAAACAAATCACAATCTTTCAGTTCACGCTCTCTCAAGACCTTCAGGCTCAAATTCCTTTTTTCCCCCTTGACTTGCTCGCGGAGAATAGTCACATCCTTCCCAAGAAGTTCCTGCATTTCTTTTTCCTTCTCCTCGCACTCTTTATATTTCTCAGGGTACTTTGCGAGAAGGTTTCTGAAATGTGCCTGACCAGCCTTGATGCAGAAACCACCGCAGTTATTATGAGGGAATCCGGCTTCATAAAGTTCTGGAACAAGAATCCCGAGTTCGCGTAACTGCTCAATCATGTGATGCTTGTCGAGCATTGGTGGTTCCATCAGAGGACTGGTGACTTCATACGGTGCCCAATACTTCTTGGAACGAATAAGGCGATGCTCTTCATCCCAGTTGAGTCCAAGGTAAAGGACACAACTTTCGGGGTCTGGGTAATTTTCTTTGACCCAACGCTGGGCGGGTTGCCTTTTCAATATCTTGGAGCAGGGGTCAATACGACTGTTACCCAAGAATTTGACATCACGAAAGACCTCCCAAGGTGTTCGACCTTCAGTGATCCACACCAACTCAGCACCTAAATGCTTTGCCCCCTCTTCAAGAAACTCATACAAATCTTCATGCTCATACTTCGTGTCGGTAAAAAGTAATTTGGTATGTTCTTTTCCATATTTTTCTACGACACGCTGTGCAGTGAAGAATGAAGAAATACCTCCACTGAAGAAAACAATATGATCTTTATTAGACAAGGTAATTGTCCTCCAAGTAATCCCACAAATCAGGGTCAGCGATTATCGCGTCGATAATCTTTTTGAATGCTCTCTTCTCATAGATCTCAATACATTGACGGGTAACTCTCCTTTCAATCTTTGGATCTTTCGCCAACTGGTTAGCCACCCATGTATAAGAACGGGGTATATCAGTCTCCAAACGAATGGGCTTGTCCAACGGATCTTTTGTCCGTGTGGGTTTGACTTCCGTATGTGATCTATCAACCCGCATTAGATTCCTCAAATGGTGAATGGAACTCATTCAATCGACCAGTTGAAGGGTTGTACTCCAATGTTGCACATACCCCAGTCGTACCAGCATAACGATTTTTGAGAACGCGGATGGTTGTATTGCGTGCTTCAAGTTGATCTTGTTGGTTACGTTCGCAGCCAAGCACAGCGTCGGACAGTTGAGCAATGGCATGCGAGCCACGCAACTGGCTGAGTGAAGTCGCAGCACCTTCTTCGTGACCACGCCCATCAGGTCGCTTGAGGTGAGAGACAAGCACACAGTGAACGTCAGTCTCCTCCACAAGGGCACGGAGTTTGGTCATGGTGTTGTCAATCATCCGACGCTCGTCACCCTCCTCAAGGGCGGACACAAGGATGGACAGGTGATCAAGGAAGATGAACTTGCAGCCCAGCCCCTTGCACATGTACCTGACTTGTCCCAATAGTCGAGCGGGGTCTTGGCTGCCCCAGTGATCATAGAGAACCAGATTGCCATGACCAATGCACTCGTTGAATGCGTTGCGTCTTGCTTCTTCTGGTAGGTCACTGAACGTGGTATGTGGCACATCCATGTGGATTGCCATCATGCATTCGGCAGTCTTCTTGATACTTTCTTCAAGAGCAATGTATCCAACCTTGTGACCTTGCTGCACCAGATAGTGAGCCAACTCACGGCAGACCGATGACTTGCCGATACCAGTACCAGCGGTCAGGGTGACGAGTTCACCGCCACGCATACCCAAGAGACTGTCGTTGAATCCCTGCCACGGATACTCAACATTCCAACCAGTATCCGACTTGTTGATGTGGTCCCAAAGTTCCTCACCGGCAACCACGCCATCGGGTCGGAAGGTCTTGGCCTCCCAGATAGCAGATACCAGTTCTTTGACCTTGCCCTTCATGATGCACTCGTTGGCATCCTTCTCAGGTAAGCCATGCACAATCTTGCACTTGCCGGGAGTGATGAGGTGGGCACATGCGTTGGCAGCAGTACGCCCAGCATCGTCTTGGTCAAAGCACAGGACTACCACATCGAATGTCTCTAGCCATTCAAGCGACTTGCTGACTGCTTTGGGTGCAGCCGCCGCACCATTGGGTACGGATACAACAGGCCACTTGTTCTCAAACGCTTGGCTTACAGATAGGGCATCAAGTTCACCCTCAGTAATAACCACACGTTTGCCTGACTTGGAAGGATCCCAAAGGTGTTCACCGTAGAGGTTGATGGACTTGGGTTCACCCAGCCACCTGAACTCCTTGGTATGTGAACGCAACTTCTGTGCTTTGAGATGTCCCTTGGGACAACGGTAGTTGGCAACTTGAAAGGGTTTGCCATTGATCTTGCCCATGCCATACCCCCACTTCTTGCATGTCTCAATCTTGATCCCTCTCTTCTTGAGAGTAATGTACTCAATATCAATCAAACTCATGTCTGATGTCTCCGGTTCTGGTGTTGTAGATGCACCTCCTCGGTATCCGCAACCGGGAGTAAAACAATGCGATGAGCCATCGTCATAGATGGCTAGGTTATCTTTGCTACCGCACTTCTCGCAAGGCTCGTGCCTCAGGAAGTTCGCCATATTCAGTCACCTCCAGTTCAATTCTTGGCTCGTCGCTGTATTCCTTTCGTGCAACGAGACTATGTATCTGGTCATCATCAAACCAGATAATCCTGTTCAACACATCCAGTGTCTTCAGGTAGTTATCAATGTCACCCCGAGGAGCGACACGGTTGGTCTTCTTTGGACGAGGACAGTAGAACGTCACATCCAAATGCAGAGGACCACCCAACGGCAGGATGTCGGGGTACTTCATTTCTCCCAACACCACTGCCGAGGTGTTCCTAAATTCTGTGTACTTCTTTCCGTAGTACACATGACCCCGCCGTGTAACCCTTGGCCTAGAAGCAGGACAAGGAGTTACCGGCAGAGTGAAGTTAAAAGTCGCAGTCGTCTTCTTCGACATCCTCGGTGGTGCTTTCCGCTTCCTCCGAAGTTTCATATCCCTCTTCTTGTTGGAATCCGAATGCATCAAACTCATTGCCACCGTACTCCACGAGGTCAATGACTTGTACTGCCTTCATCCTCAGACCAAGGC